GCTAGCGTCAAATAGAATGGCTCAAGTTATGTTTGCTACTGCTGTTGAAAGGATTTATAATTACGACAAAGACATAGACAGTCAACAAACAGCAGTTGATATAATAGAAGAAATTTACAGAACTCAAAATTACATTGATGCTGAAAATATAGAACGTGCAAAACAAGTAAATGCGAGTTGTCAAGTTGCAACCGTTTGGTCTGTATATGAAGAAATAAACAAAATAAAAGACCAAGAAAGTAAATATAAGTTAGCTCATACATCTTATTCTGAAATGGACGGTTACAAGATTTTTGCTAATGTAGACAATAACAAAAACTTAATTGTAATTTCATTTTCTTATACCGACTCATCAGATGTTGAATTTTTTGATATTTATATTGGTGGTTTGAACCCTCAATTTATAAGTTACCAAAAAGGCGCAAACTGGGCTTTAACGGTATTACCTAAAAACCCAATGCCTTTAGAAGTATTCCCAGTTGTTTATACATATTTAAAACAACCTGTTTGGGGTGGTGACTCAGGAACTACACAAGTTGAAACTATCGAAGAAACAGTATCATATCGGGCAATGTATATTAAGAAAAACGCTGTCCCTTTGGCTACTATGGACATGGGGAAAACGGAAAATATGACTAAATCTACATTAGCAGAAAGTCAAGAAGATCAATCGAGAATAGTCAGAGTAGGTGAGGGTGGTAAAATAGAATATGTAGTTTGGGATGTGAATAACGGAACATCTGAACAACAAATAAGGGATATGGAAAGTGCTTTTTTTGAAGATAACCAAATCCCTAATAATTCATTTGCTACAATGTTAAAGTCTAATATGTCAGCAGAAAATAGGGAACTTGTATTTCAGGACTCAAAAGCAAAAGCAATTGATTTAGGAGGCGAGTGGCAAAAACTATTCAATGATGAACTAAATAAAATCATTATACCAAATTGCAAGATTATGTTTCCGGGTTTAGCTGCTGATTTTGATTTAATTTCAGTAAGAAGCAAGATTAAACCATTCTCAATTAAAAATGATACTGAAAATGCCGAGATAGTGGCTAATGCTGGTGGTGCAATGAGTTTAAGCACTAAAGTAAATACATTAAATTTAGTTGATGATAAAAATGCTGAAGTTAAAAGGATTGAAGATGAAAATGCAACTAATGCAAACCAAGGATTGTTATAAATGAAGAAAAAAAACATTAAAGATATTGAACCAAAAGAATTAGAACAACTATATTCAATGGTCGAAGATGAAATAATGTTAATGAACCGTAGAATTAGCGAAAAATCAGGATATTTTACAACTGGTCAATATTCATTAATGGGATGTGAATTAAAAAAGTGTTTAGATATTGATATGAAAATTGCATTACTTGAAACACCACATGAAATTGATGAATTTAAGGTAAAGCATTATATGAAAAACAATCCGGACAATGTTTTAAATAAACCTATTTTAGCACACGAAAATAACTCATGGTATATGATATTTGACGGGGTTCATCGAACTGAAGCAAACAGAAGATTAGGAAAAGAAACTGTAAAGGCTCATATAATTGTGCCTTCAAAAGATAAATAATGTCAATACCTAGTCAAAGGAAATACGACAAAATACACGCTTTAAACGTGCAAAGATACGGTAAGAAAATTAAAACATATTACCGTAAACTTATTAATGAAGTATCTGGATTGACATATAACCTAAGTTTAAACCCAAATGATGAGTTTTACTTTCGAAACAACCCCAAAGTAAGTAAAAAGGTAGATGATCTAATAAAACAACTTAATTACGATGTCAGAGGTATAACAGTTGATGGTATTAATACTGAGTGGGGTTTAGCAGTAAATAAGAACAATGAGCTTGCTATTTATGCAGCAGGGGACAAATTAGCTGAATTACCGGATACTTACAAAGAAAAATGGTTCACAAATAACGATAAAGCACGAAAAGCATTTTTAGCACGTAAAGACAAAGGATTAAGTGATAAGATTTGGAAGAACTCAAAACAAGTAAAATATGAATTAGAATTAGCTTTGGATGTTGGAATAAAAGACGGTCGTTCTGCTGCAAATTTATCTCGAGAAGTAAGGGGGTATTTAAACGATCCTAACAAGTTATTTCGAAAAGTAAAAGATGATAAAGGGGTTTTAAGACTTTCTAAAGCGGCAAAAGCTTATCATCCGGGAGCTGGAAAATATAGATCAAGTTACAAAAATGCTTTACGATTAACATCAAATGAAACTAATTTTTCTTATAATGCTTCAGATTTTGAAAAGCGAAAAGGTCAAGATTTTATAGTAGGTGTAAGAATAAAAACAAGTCCAGGATATACAAGATCCGTAGATAAGGGCGGCATAGTTTGCGGAGATTTACAAGGTGACTATCCAAAAGGGTTTGATTTTACTTACAAGTGGCACGTTAACTGTAGATGTATATCGCTAAATATACTTAAAACAAAGGATGAACTAGACAATGATGCAAATAGAATATTAACAGGCAAAGAACCTTTAAAAAGAAGTAAAAACTTAGTAAATAAAAAGCCTGCTAATTACACAGGCTATATTAAAGATAATAAGAAAAAATGGAGTAACTGGCAAAACCAGCCCCGAACCTTTGAAAATAATTAAATTAACTTAATATCATTTTCTATTTTCCAATCTTTTAACATTGATATTAAGCCGTCAACTGCACTTATTCCTTTATCCATTACTCTTTTTTTTTTATAAATATTGTACCCATTTAGGAGCGTTTAGAATATTAACAATAGGTTTAGCGGCTTCTTTTTGCTGAATTTCATTACCATAAAGCTCGCAAATAGTATCTAAAGCTTGGTAAATATAGCCTTCACTATAAAAAAATGGTTGTCTTTTACTCATTGATTTTTATTGTAGTTAGTTCTGTTATATTAATTTTAATTGATTTAACTTTTAATTCAGATGCTATTATTGCCGAAATATCATTAAGGTTTTTGCAATCTGTGTTATGAATTATGTAATTGTACTTTTGATAATCTAAATATATATCTGGAATAATATTACTATAAGACTTGAACATTCTTACATTTTCAACAAGATCATTAATACAATCATCTTTATTCATGGTTATTTATTTGGTTATAGGCATTTTTAATAAAACTTCATGTTTACCCTCTAAAAAAGCACAAACATAAGTTACTAATCCTTTTTTGTCTATGTTTTTAAAGAACTTGTTTTTAACTTTAATGCTTTTTTGATCTATATTGTTTACATTTTCAAAGTGTGTTTCTTTCATAATTACATTGTTATTATTTTTCTCCAAATAATTCGTTATGTTCTTTGTTGATTAAATAAGTTAAAACCTTTGAGAAGTTACTTTTACTATTGCCAAATACCTTTTTAGCAATTTGTAAGGCTTTTTTCTTAATACTTGGATATATAGTAAAGCTCTCATGACTTACTTTTTCCAATGATAAATACTTATCTTTTTCTGATTGCATAATTAATCTATGATTTCGTTAATAATATCTTCTAATTCTTTTTTCGATTTGGTTTCTTGTTTTTTACTACCAATAGCATAAATATAAAACAATAACAACATAACAACACTAGCATCAATAACAACCGAGTGAATTACATATATTGAAAATAGTATATCCAAGCCTATCAAAAAAGCCATAACAAACATAGTTACTAAATCACTAATCAAAGATTGTGTAAGCGTTTCTTTGTAAATAACAAACCCGTCTTTTGATTTTTTTACATAAATTCTCATGTTTTTTTAAGTTTAAATTTAACAATACACAAAGATAAGTAAAAACAAAATGTAAATCAAATTATAATAAAAGTATAATAAAATTACCACAACAAAGTTTTAATAATCAATTACTTACGTTTGTTTTATTTGTATCTTTGTCGTATGGAAATAAATTTCATAACTAAATATAAATAAAATGTACGAAAAGATTTTAGAAAAACTAAAAAAGCAAAGAGAAGAAAGCTCAAATGTTACTGACAGATCACTAGAAGATTTAGCAAGGTCATTAGAAACTGTAATTACAACTGATGATATATTGACAGTTGCAGATTTAACGAATGCAATTAAATCTATTGATGGTAACATAAATCACTACACAGCTACTCAGGTTAAGGCTATTGAAACAAAGAACCAAGAAGATGCGGTCAAAAAGGCTCAAGAAGAGGCAGCTAAAAAAGCTGAAGATGAACGATTAGCAAAATTAAAAACTGATCCAAAAAATGTTGATATTGCTGCAATTATAGCAGAGTCAATCAAAAGTGCAGTTGAGCCTTTGACTAATCAAATATCAGAATTAAAAGGCGACAAAATCGCAACGTCAAGAAGTGAAAAAGTAAATAAACTTTTAAAAGATGCACCCGATTATTACAAAAATCAAATAACTGAAGGGTTTAAGAATTTATCTTTTGAAAATGATGATACTTTTAATACTTATTTGGGATCTACTAAAACCAATTTAGAAACATTCCAACAAAAAGCAAAAGAGCAGGGATTAAATACAGCTATTCCAAACCCGGATGTTAAACAACCCGAAAAAGAAGAGTTAAACCCAACTTTTGCAAAAGCTATGGCAGCTCATGACGAGCAAAAAGCCTT